CATGAGCGTCGAGCTGGTCCCGCACGTGTTCGGTTCGAACCAGCGGCCGACGGGTCAGCGTGGGCTGTACGCCTTCTGGCGGAACAGCTCGAAGGTGCTCGTCGACAAGGCGTTCGCGCTCCTGACCGTCAAGGCCGGCGCCGACTAGCAGCGTCAGGCTAGGTGAGGCGGGGAGGGTCTGATGGCGAGGTCCTCCCCGCCGCGCCGTGTCGTTCTTGCGGTGACGGTGACTCCGCGTCTCGCGGAGCTGTGGATGGGCGACCCGTCGGGTCGCCAGAAGGTCGATCGCGCGAAGGTGAGCCGTTTCGCGGACATGATGCGCCGCGGCGATTGGACGGTCGACGCGGAGCCGGTGCGGGTCGGCTCGTCGGGGCGGGTGAGGGACGGCTGGCATCGGCTGCACGCCGTCGTGGAGCACGGCGACCCGGTGGTGGTTGCGGTGCTTGTCGAGCCGTTGGAGGGATGAATGCGCCACAGGGCACGAACGTCGTTCGTCACCACGGTGGCGGGCACCAGCGACCGGTTCCGGGTCGGCGATCCGGTGCCGCCGGACATCGCTCGGCTGCTGCCGGAGTTCGTCGAGGAGGCGGGCGACGGCCGGGGTGTTGAGGAGGCGACGGCGGTGCCGGGCGAGCCGCGGCCCGGCTACCCGTGTGATGTGTGCGGTCGGGTCGCGAAGACCGCCGCCGGTTTGGGCGCCCACCGGAAGGTTCACGAATGAGCTGGGTTTCTGTCGGCGACGCCGAGGTGCACCCGTCGTTCGTCGGGGTCGACGCGGCGTCGGATCGGATCTCGGAGGTGCTCGATCTCGCGTCGGCGCGGATCGAGACGGTGACGGGGGTCGCGTGGGTGCCGCGGACGGCGTCGGAGACGCTGGCGGGCGACGGCACCCGGTCGGTGTGGCTGTCGCGGGTCGCGTGCCGTTCGTTGACGTCGGTGACGGTCGACGGGGACAGCGTCGCCGTGTCGGAGTTCACCCTGTACCCGTGGGGTCAGGTGAAGCGCGCCCGTGACGTGTTCCCGGCCGGCGAGCTGGTGGTGGTCGAGTTCGAGCATGGCCGCGACGCGCCGCCGGACGACCTTCTTGATGCGATGGTGCGGGCGGCGGCGACGATGCTGCAGCAGGAGGACAACCCGCGGATCGGTGAGCGCACCGAGCAGATTGTGGCGGAGGGCGCGACGATCAACTTCGCGGGGGTGCCGGACATCAAGCGCGGCCGGCCGTTCGGGATGCCGGACGTCGACGCGGTCGTGATGTCGTATGCGTCGAGCCACGGGCCGCAGGTGGCGTGATGGGACGCTCCTACACGACAGCGTTTGACGCGTCGCGGAAGATCTACACGCTGCTGAACGCCGCGTCGGGTTGGGGTCAGGCGACGGTGTCGTGGGGGTATCCGGGCGATTCCGCGGGCGCGGAGATCGTGTGGGTCGGCGGCATCGAGGGCGGCGAGCAGACCACACAGTCGCTGGGGCAGCGCGCGCGCGATGAGAGCTACACCGTCGCGGTGTACGTCGATGTGGCGCAGCGGACCCGCGACCCGTACGACGTGAATGAGCGCGCCGCGGAGCTGGTCCGCCACGTCGAGGAGATCGTCCACGACTCGCCGACCCTCGACGGGGTGGTGAACAAGTGGGCGGTCGTCGACGGGGTCGACACGATCGTGGAGGCGCAGCCGGTCACCGACACCGCCTACGGGACGGTGGTCAGGGTGCGGGTCGCGTGCCAGTCGAGGATCTAAGGGGTTCAGCGTGAGGATCGTCTATCAGGGGCCGCACCGTGGCGTGTTCGTCGCGGCGGGTGTCGAGTGTGTCCGCGGTGTCGCTGTCGACGTTGACGAGTCGTTGGCGTCGCGGTTGGTGGCGCGACCCGATTTCGAGCAGGAGCCGGAGGCCGTGCCTTCGACCGACGACCATGAGGAGGACCAGCAATGAGCACGATTGATGATGGTGCCGCGGTCAAGCTCGGCACAAACGCGAAGTTCGGGCTGGCTGAGGAGTCGGAGTACGGCACCCGTGTGGCGCCGACCCGTTCGATGGAGGCCCGCTCGGAGGGGTTCACCGAGGAGCGTCAGCGGCTCGAGTCGCAGGCGCTGCGCGCCCAGTCGTTCCAGCCCCGTTGGGCTGAGGGCAGCATCAGCGTCGATGGGGACATGACGTTCGAGCTTCCCAACCAGGGGTTCGGGCTGCTGCTCGAGCACGCCCTCGGCGGGGTGGCGACCACCGAGGACGTCGCCGGTCAGGTGTACCGGCACACGTTCACGCCCGACGACCTGCAGACGAAGCATCTGACCGTTCAGGTCGTCATGGACGACGTCACCAAGGACATCGTGTCCGCGAAGGTCGGGTCGCTGCAGATCCAGTGCTCGACCGATGAGATCGCCACCGCGACGGTGTCGTTCATCGGCCGGGAGCTGCTGGTCGGCGAGACGGCGCACGATGACGCGTTCCCGTCGGATCTTCAGCTGCTGACGTTCGTTCACGGGTCACTGTCGATCGCCGGCGACGAGGTGGCGGTGTCCAGCGTCGACGCGACGCTCGACAACGGCCTCGAGGCCGACCGTCGGCGGCTCGGGTCGAAGCTGCGCCGCAACCCTCAGCGCACCGCGTTCCGGGACTTCACCGGTTCGTTCGAGGCCGACTTCGAGGACCTGACGCTCTACAACCGGTACCGCAACGGCGACGAGGCGACGCTGGTGCTGGAGTTCGAGGGCCCGGAGATCCCCGACAACGCCGGCGAGTTCTACACGCTGACGATCACCGCGAACGTCCGGTTTGACGGTGAGACACCGACGGTGGACGGGCCGGACGAGATCCGCCAGTCGATGAGCTTCAAGGCGATGCCGACTGAGGCCGACGGCGACGAGGGCGCGCTGAAGGTCGAGTACGTCACCACGGACGCGACCCCGTAGCTACAGGTCGTCGGCGTCGTTGGTTGCGGCGGTGTCGTCGGCTTCTGCGCAGCCGCTCGCGGCGATTAGGAGTGTTGCGGCGATGAGGGCGATGCGTCGCATGGCAGAGCCTTTCTCCCTGATGGTCTAGGAGCATACCCAATATGGCTGAACCCGGCGTCGGGATCGAGGGGCTCGGCGAGTTCCGTCGGGCGTTGAAGCAAGTCGATAGGGAGCTGCCGAAGCAGCTCAGGGCGGCGATGCGGTCGGAGGTCGCCGACCCGGTCGCGGAGAAGGTCAAGTCGCGCGTGCCGGTGCGGTCCGGCCGGTGGCTCAAGGCGATCCGCGGCGGCGCGACGCAGCGCACCGCGTATGTGCAGTGGGGGCGGGCGTCGGTGCCGTACGCCGGATGGATGGAGTTCGGCGGCGGCATCCCCAACAAGCGCAACCGGACGGGGCGCGCCCGGGTCCGTCGGCCGTTCGTGGCGGAAGGCCGCTACGTCCACCCGGTCGTCAGCGCCGAGTCGGTGCGGGCCGGCAACGCCGCCGAGAAGGCGATGTTGGAGGTCATGGTGTCCGCGAAGCTCCGATTGGAGAGTCAGTGAGCAAGAAGCCGACCACCGCGATCGAGTTCCACTACGACGGCAAGGACTATCAGATCTCGCCGGGGGATCTCACGGCGGTGGAGGCCCGCGACTACCGCCGGACGATGGGCGAGTCGCTGGCGCGGACGATGACCGGCGGCGACATCGACATCGACGTGATCGCGACGCTTGTGTGGCTCGTCGACCGGCGCACCAACCCCGGCATCAGTTGGGAGTCGATCGCCGACCGGATGACCTACGACGCGATGACCGACGTCGAGATCGACGAGGGGGAGCCGGACCCTTCCGGCTGAGGCGGGACGTCCTCGGCGAACTGCCCGGCCTGTCGGAGCTGTACGGGCTGATGCCGTGGGACATCCCGCATCTCACCGCCGACGAGGTGGCCGTGTACCGCCGCGCGCTGCGTGAGCGCGTCGAGCAGAACAAGAAGCAGGCTGAGCAGGCTAGGGGGGTGCGGTAGTGGCGAAGTCGACGCAGACCCTCCGGGTCAACATCACCGGCGACGCGAAGCAGCTGCAGGGCGAGCTCGACGGTGTCGAGGGCAAGCTGAAGAACTTCGGCGGCGGTCTGCAGCGGTCCGGCAAGACCATGTCGAAGTGGGTGACCGGCCCGATCGTCGGCGGGGCGATGGCGGTCGGCGGGTTGGCGTTGAAGACGTCGAAGGCGGCCGATGAGGTCGCGAAAGCGTCCCGCGCCGCGGGGCTGTCCACCGACGCGTTCCAGGAGTTGGAGTACGCGTTCGGGCAGGCGGGCATCGAGTCGGCGGATTTCGAGAAGGGCACGCAGCGGTTCAACCGTCGGATGGGCGAGGCGGTCGATGGGACGGGCTCGGCGGCGGGTGCGGTGGAGACGCTCGGGCTGAAGCTCGAGGACGCCAACGGCAACATGCGCGACACCGACGATGTGATGGACGACGCCATCAAGAAGCTCGCCGACGTTGAGGACCCGGCGCGGCGGGCGGCGCTGGCCGGCGATTTGTTCGGCAACCGGCTTGGGCCGGAGATGGCAGCGGCGCTCGAGGACGGGTCCGGCGCGATCGACGAGGCCCGCGAGAAGGCTCATGACCTCGGGATCGTCATGTCGGGCGAGTCGACGGAGGCCGCGGAGGAGTTCCAGGACAAGCTCGACGACCTGCAGCGCGGATTCGGTGGGATGGTTCAGGGCATCGGCGAGAAGGTCATTCCGCTGCTCACCGACGAGCTGATCCCGGCGATAGAAGAGCACGTCGTGCCGATGTTCGAGTCGTTCGGCGAGAAGATTTCCGACGTTGTCTCGTGGTTCACGGATTTGGAGCCGCGCACCCGCAACATGATCGTGGCCGGGTTGGGGTTGGCGGCGGCGCTCGGGCCGGTGCTGATTGTCGTCGGCAAGCTCGTGTCGGCGATCGCGCCGCTGATCGGGATGGTCAAGGCGGTCGGTGCGGTGATCGCCGCGATCGCGTCGCCGATCGGGATCGTGGTGCTCGCGATCGGCGCGCTGGTCGCCGGGCTGGTGCTCGCCTACCAGCGGTCGGAGACGTTCCGCGACATCGTCGACGCGGCGTGGGAACGCATCAAGGATGCGATCTCGACGGCGTGGGAGGACTGGATCAAGCCGGCGTTCCACGCGATCGCCGACTATCTCGTCAACGTCGCGATGCCGCGGTTCCTCGACATGAAGGACACCGCCGAGGATGTGTGGGACAACATCTCCAAGGCGGTCAAGTGGGCGTGGGACCGTGTCATCAAGCCAGTGTGGGATGCGATCAAGAAGTTCATCGACAACGTGCTCGTGCCGAC